AACCTAACAGATTTGCGCCCAGTGGTTGCAGACCTATTTGCAGAAGCGACTGGTTGGGCGATTTTAGCGCTTCTAGTTGTCTGATCCGAGTCATTAAAAGACTCAGGAAACTTTAATTTTACTCTTTGAGTAAGTTCATTGTAATAGTTATCCGATTCTGTGTCAAATCCTTCTGCTACTAGACCACGATGTATTCTTTGTGCGTAATCTGTCATTTCAGGATCCGACTTAAACCAAGTATTTTTTTCAGCCCAGTCAACAGCTTTCTGTGAAGGCTGTGGTCTTTGAGCAATGGGTTGTTGATAGGTTTGCTGTTGGTTTTCCATTTCCTTTTGGAAGTTTTCATATTCTTGCTCCTTCTTCTGCTTTGTAACTCTTATTCTCTCAGATTCTAAATCTAATTTAGTTAAAGCAGCTCTTGCCTCTTCTTCTTTGTTTAGGTCACCCGCTTCTCTTGCAGCAACAAGAGTTTGTCTAGCTAAGTCAGAGGCCATTTTATTCCTGACCTCACTTTCAGACATGTAACCTTTATCGATGTCATAAGCCTTATTTTTGGCTTCATTCAATTCTTTTTGCACATTTTGTGCAAATTGTAAGGCAGCTTCTCTTTCTCTTTCTGCCTCTCTAACTTTGTATGTTAATTTATCAATTCTTTTTTTTACTTTATCAGAATATTGATCCATCTCTTCTGACTGTTCATCTTGCACCTCAACCTTAGGTTGTAACGGATCTTTCTCGTCAGTTTTTACTTCTTCATACTTATCGGGTTTTACTGCGCCGTGAGACTTATCTTCTAGTTCGATTTCTGCTCCCTCGCCTGAAACATCAAGATCTACGAGCTTTTCATCTTTTACAGTTTTAAGTTCTGTTTGCATGGTTAACCTCCCATGTTATATAATTGTTAATAC